GTTGTTAGCGCAGCGGCAAGTGCTAATAATGCTATAGTAACAAGACGTGTTGAAAAAGAGTTGGAAAGTAGAATAGCAAACAATGAAATAGACCCTAAAACAGGTTTAAAAAATGCTAAGGGTAAAGTTGAAACAATCGGAGATTTGATTGCTATAACAGATACAGAGAAAGCTACGGCTTCAAAAGGTCTTATAGCTGATATAATAGGACAACCATTTGATGCCTTTTTTGATGGTATTGTTGAAAAAGCTATAATCTCTGATGCAGAATACTTTGGCACAGATATAGACCCTATTCCCACTATATCTACTTCAGGAACCTTACCTGCAAATGTAAAAGGTGCAGGTAAGGTCAGACCCCAACTACGGCCTGACACAGGTAGTTCACCCGTTAAAAAACCTGTGGTGCCTAATAGTGGTGAAAAAGAAGTATATGGCGATGATAGTGATGATAGACAGTCTACAATGTCTACTGTAGGAGAAACTACAACTCCTTCAGGAGGAAAAATGTCTGAAGAGGCAAAGGAAAATTTAGACACAGCAAGAGATGCTATAGAAGAAGCAGGTAAAAAAAATGAAGATGTTTATACTGGTGGGGGTCCAACAGGAGGTTTTGAACAAGGCGGTCTAGTAGCCAAACCTGCAAACAAGAAACAAAACAAGAAACGAAAAACCCAGCGAAGAAAAGGCTTAGGCACTAGGCCATAACTATAAAAAGGAAAACTAATGCCACCAGAAATGACAACCGTAGAAAAACCTAAAGTAGCAGGTTTTGTTGACACTACATATCGCAACGCTAACGCACGGCGCATTGCAGAAGAAGAAGCTGAGATTGCTAAACTTGATAGCTCACAAGAGGAAGAAACAAATGAGCAGCAAGAGGCGCAACAAGAAAGTGTTGCAAAAGAGCAACAGGTTGAAGCTAAGGAGCCTGACACAGGGGAAGAACGCACATACAAGAAACGTTATGATGACATTCGCAAACTTCAAAGCAAGACTGCAGCAGAACTAAAGGCTATAAAGGCTCAACTAGAGAATGCCAAAGAGCAGGGCGTTTTGAGACCTCCAAAAAGCGATGAAGATATTGAAGCTTGGGCTAACAAGTACCCTGACGTTGCTGCTATTGTTGAAACTATTGCTGAGAAGAAAGCACAAGAAAAGTTTAGCTTTGCAGAGGATAGGTTACGTCAGCTTGATAAAATGACAGCAGAAGCAGACCGTAGTAAATCTATGGATGCTATTCGTGAATCACACAATGACTTTGATGAACTAAAGGAGAGTGATGAGTTTCACGATTGGGCAGGGGAACAGCCTAAGTGGGTACAGGATGCTTTGTATGAGAATCAAGACGATCCACGCTCTGTAGTACGGGTGATTGATCTGTATAAGGTAGATAAGGGCTTAGACACTAAGTCTCGTAAGAAGTCATCTAAAGATGCTGCATCTGCAGTTGTAACCAAGCGTTCAACCAAGCCTTCACAGGCTGAGACTGATGTTTCTTTTACTGAGTCCATGATTAGCAAGATGTCTATAAAGGAATTTGAAAAGAACCAAGAGGCTATTATGGAAGCACAACGATCAGGTAAGTTTATTTATGATCTTTCTGGTGCTGCAAGGTAAATAAAAACTTGACAACAAAATATTACTAAGTATAACTATACACGTAAGACACTAAAAGGAGAGAGAAGCCCTACTTTAGGTAGCCACCTTTTCTCTCCAATACTACTAAGCAACAACATATTAGTTAAGACCTACCTGAATTTACAGGCCCGTTATTGTAACGCTACCCTTCAAAATGCAGCCTCTTCAACTTGTGTTAAGCTTACTTAAACCTAAGCCAAACATTCAATGGAGGATTCATTATGGCTTTTACAACCGCAACAGGTTATGGGAATTTACCAAACGGTAATTTTAGCCCCGTAATCTATTCTAAAAAAGTACAGCTTGCTTTCCGCAAGAGCACTGTCGTAGGCGATGTCACAAATTCAGATTACTTTGGCGAAATTGCTGCCCAAGGTGACACCGTTAAAATCATCAAAGAACCAGAAATTTCTGTATCGGAGTATGCACGTGGCACAAATGTCACAGCTCAAGATTTACAGGATGACGATTTTAATTTGGTCATTGACAAAGCGAATTACTTTGCTTTTAAGATGGACGATATTGAAGAGGCTCACAGCCACGTCAATTTTATGGACCTTGCAACTAGCCGTGCTGCCTATCGCTTGGCAGACAACCATGACCAAGAAGTTCTTGCGTACATGTCAGGCTACAAGCAGTCCTCTTTGCACAGCAAAGGTGACACCCTTAACACAACTGTTAATGGTACTAAAGCTGTAAGCTCTGCAGGTTCAAATGAGTTGCTTTCTTCTATGCAGCTTCACAAAGGTGACTTTGGTAACATCACTACAGCGTCTGCTGGCACTCACTCAATTCCTGTGACTGCACGTATGCCGGGAGCGACTTCGTTGCCAACTGCTACCGTTTCACCTGCAATGATAGTTGCACGTATGAAGCGTTTGCTTGACCAACAGCAAGTTGACTCACAAGGTCGCTGGCTTATTGTTGATCCAGTATTTATGGAAATCCTTGCTGATGAAGATTCACGCTTCATGAACGCTGATTTCGGTGAATCAGGTGGTCTGCGTAATGGTCTTGCTGTAAGCAACTTCCACGGCTTCCGTGTTTATTCCTCGTCTAACTTGCCAGCACTAGGCACTGGACCCGGAACATCAGGCACTGCAAACCAACTCACCAACCTTGGTGTTATTGTTGCAGGACATGATTCTGCTGTAGCAACTGCAGAGCAAATCAACAAAACCGAAACATATCGTGACCCTGACAGCTTTGCTGACATTGTTCGTGGTATGCATCTATACGGTCGTAAGATTCTTCGTCCTGAAGCAATCGTTACCGCCCGTTATAACGCAGCGTAAAGGAGATATAAACTATGGCTACGTTTGATATGACCGTTGCTTCTACCGCTGGCGTAGGGGCTAACGTACTTGCTGTTCCAACTGTTGTTGGTAATGCAGTACGTACAATTGAGGCAATACTAGACATTGACGCTATGATTGCTGCAGATGCTACCATTGCTAATGGTGACATTTTTCAACTCCTTGAGATTCCTGCAGAGACAGTAGTTATTGCTGCCGGTGCAGAAATCATGAAGTCTTTTACTGCAAGTTGTACTTGTGATATTGACTTTGGTGGTGGAGATGATATTATTGATGGTGCTGCACTTGATGCTGCTGCCGGTACATACCTTGCAAAAGGTAGTAACGGTGAAGCTAACGTAGTAAGTACAGGTTCAGCTTCAACATTTGCTGCTGAATCACTTGCTTGCGTAGGTGCTGCAGATACCATTGATGTAACTATTGCTGGTGCGGCTGCTGCTACTGGACGCTTGCGTGTCTATGCAGTAATTGCAGATGTTTCGGCTGCTCACACGGAGGCTGCAGCAGCACAACGTGACCTTCTGTAATAAACCTACATACTTTGGGGCTGGCTATATGCTGGCCCCATTAGTGTATCAAACTTATGCAACAAAAAACTCTTGGGGCATAAAAACTTTATTAAGGAAATATAATGGCTCTTACTTTTCTTTCATTAACTAATAGTGTTATTACACGCATGAATGAAGTAGAGCTTACTTCTAGTAACTTTTCTAGTGCTAGAGGTGTACAGATACAATGTAAGAATGCTGTTAATGAATCAATACGATACATCAACCAACGTGAGTTTGGATATTCTTTTAATCACGCTATTAATTCTTCTACCTTAGTAGCAGGACAAACTAGATACACGGTTCCTACAAGCACAAAGTCTATTGATTATAGTACAGCTAGAATTAAGAAAAGCACTGACCTTAATGTGACAGGTAATAGCCTATCAAAATTGAACTATAATGAATATATTGAAAAAGACTATGCCAATAATGAAGATGATGTTTTTGCTACAACGCTAAACGGATCACATTCTAGTAGCGTAACTACGTTAACCCTTACTACTACTACAGGGATAGACGCTACAGGTACAGTACACATAGGTAGTGAGCAAGTTACTTATACTGGTGTATCAGGTAATGACATTACTGGCTGCACACGTGGGGCTAATAACACTACTGCTGCCACACATGCAGATGGTGTTGCTGTCACACAGTTTGAAGATGGCGGTGTACCTAGAAGCATTGTAAGAACCCCTGACAACAACTATCTATTACATCCCTACCCAGATAAAGCTTACACGCTTGTTTTTGATTACTATACTTTTCCTGCAGACTTATCTGCACATGGAGATACAACAAGTGTACCTGATAGGTTTGGGCCTGTGATAATAGATGGTGCTACAGCTTATGTGTATCAGTACCGTGGTGAGTTAAATCAATACCAGATAAACTTTAGTAGGTTTGAACAAGGCATTAAAAACATGCAGAGCTTGTTAATCAATAAGTTTGACTATATTAGATCAACTGTAATTAATAGGCCACGTGGTTCTGTTAACTTTATGTCAGGTGTTAGTTAATGCCAGACATTTCGCAAACACAACCAGTAGCATTTAATTGTGAGGGTGGTTTAGTTTTAAATCGTTCTAGCTTTTTAATGGACCCCGGACAAGCAATAGAATTAGAAAACTTTGAACCTGATATTCAAGGTGGGTATAGAAGAATAAACGGATATACTAAATCTATTAATCAAGTAGTTCCTATTACAAGTAGTAGTGCAGAAGAACCTTTAATGGTAGCTTCTTTTGATAATAAAACATTAGCAGCTAGAGGTGAAAAGATATTTTCATCTTCATCTACACAATTGGCTATTCGTATTGCATCAAGTACAGCTATGACAGGTTCTGGTTCTATAACTGTAGACTCTACTACAGGTTTTGCTTCTAGTGGTACACTTCAAATTGACGATGAAAAATTTACATACACAGGAGTTACTTCTAACTCTTTTACTGGTGTAACTAGGGCTACCTCAAGCACTACTGCTGCAGATCATATTACAGATAGTTTTGTATCAATAGATTGGACAGAAATAGATACGGGTAGAACAAATGCTAAAAAGTACCATTTTGAAAGATTTAATTTTGATGGTAATGAAAAAATTGTTTTTGTAGATCAAGTTAATGCTCCCGTAGTTTTTAATACTTCTTTGTCTGCTACAGATGTTACCGATAGTAGTGTAGCAGGTGCAACTGTTGTAGCAGCATATAGAAACCATATGTTTTATGCAGGTAAATCTACTACACCACAAGAAGTAGTATTTAGTGAGCCTCTTAATGAAGATGGGTTTAACTCTGGTAACGGTGCAGGTAGCATTAAGGTAGACGATACTATTGTTTCCTTAAAAGTTTTTCGTAATAGTCTATTTATATTTTGTGAAAACAGAATATTTAAACTAACAGGTTCATCTAGTGCTGACTTTGTTGTAGAACCAGTAACAAGAAACATTGGATGTATTAATAGCTTTACTGTACAGGAATTTGCAGGAGATTTAATTTTTCTTGGGCCAGATGGCTTACGTACTATTGCGGGTACAGAACGTATTGGGGATACAGAGCTAGGCACAATAAGTAAAAACGTACAATCTATATTTGATAAAAACATTAAAGACTCAGTAGAATTTGATAGCATAGTTATACCTGACAAAACCCAATATAGAATCTTTTTTAATAAATCAGGACAAGCCGAAAGTCTTTCTAGGGGAGTAACTTGTGTTTTAAAAAAAGATGGCTTTGAGTTTTCTGAATTAAAAGGACTTAAAACTACTTGTACGGATTCTTTTGTAGAGAAAGGCGATGTTATTTGCTTGCATGGAGACATAGATGGCTTTATACATAGACAAGAAATAGGAAGTACATTTGATGGTACAACTATAAAAGGTAAATATAGAGGTCCAGACATGGTGTTTGGAGATTCTGGTATACGTAAGCATCTGCAAAAGGTTATTATTAACTATAGACCTGAAGGAACGGTTGACGCTGATTTAATTGTACGTTATGATAATGAAGATAAAAACTCAGCTAGGCCAGCGGTATATCCTTTTTCTACAGATAATTTAGCCGCATCTTACGGAACTTCATTATATAGTACAACCTCTAGTGCTACTCAATTTACTTATGGTGGAGGAAAAGACCCTTTAGATAGAAAGTCTGTAGAAGGGTCAGGTTTTTCTGTGATACTTAAAGTGGAAGATGATGGAACAAGCAATCCATATTCCTTAAAAGGGTTTCAGCTAGAATATCAATTAGGAGCAAGACGTTAAATGGGTGCTACATACACAAGACAATCAACATACGCAGAGGGCGATACCATTACGGCGGCTCACACTAATGATGAATTTGATCAGCTATTAGCTGCGTTTGCCGCAAGCACAGGACACACACATGATGGTACTGCAGGTGAAGGCGGTCCTATTACTAAACTGCTTGGTACTTCTATTACTATAGGTAATGCTACTGCAGGTACAGACATTACAGTAACCTTTGATGGTGAAAGTAATGACGGTGTACTAAAGTGGATGGAGGATGAGGATTACTTTGAGTTTTCTGATGATCTACTTATTGCGTCAACAGAGAAGATTCAGTTTCGTGATACTGGCCTCTATATTAATTCTAGTACTGACGGCCAGCTTGACATTGTAGCAGACACAGAAGTACAAATTGCTGCTACTACTATTGATATTAATGGTGCAGTAGATGTGTCAGGTAATCTTACTGTAGGCGGTAACTTAGATGTTACAGGTACGTTTGACCTTAGTGACTCTAACTTTACTAATGCAGGTGACATTCAACTAGATAGTATATCTGGTGATGGTGATACAAACACAAGTATAACATTTAGTGGCTCAGATGTAATTACAGTTACTACTGGTGGTGAAACACAGATTACATTTAACAACGGCTCTATACTTCCTACAACAGATAATGATGTAGATTTAGGTTCTAGTTCACTAGAGTTTAAAGATATATACATAGATGGTACAGCCTACCTAGATGCTATTAACTTTAATGGTACAGCTATCTCAGCAACTGCTGCTGAACTTAATATTATGGATGGCGTAACTAGCACTGCTGCTGAGTTAAATATTTTAGATGGTGTAACATCTACTGCAGCAGAGTTAAACATTCTTGACGTAAGTAATTCTACTATAGGTGACTTATCAGAAATTAGTACAGTAGCCAACGATGATGTATTTCTTGCTGTTGATACTTCTGGTGGTGGACTTAAAAAGATTGCACGTAGTGCTATTGTATCTGGACTTGCTGCAGGTACGATGAGTGAACTTGTTGATGATACTTCGCCACAACTAGGTGGAAACCTAGATATGAATGGTGCTGACATTGTTACAACTTCTAATGCAACTCTTGATCTAGCTCCTAATGGAACAGGTACAGTTGTTGTAAGGGGTAACACTAATTCAGGTGCCGTTGTATTTAACTGTGAAAGTAACAGCCACGG